GCCAATAAGGCTGAGAAGCCACCCAAGAAAAAGGATCGGACAGCGGAACTATTAACCAAGGGCGAAGAGCTTGCCCCAACACGACACGCTAAAATTAAGGAGGTATTAGAAAAATGAAAACTATAACTCAGTACAAGGAAGATATCCGGGTTTTAATGGATAAGGTTGCAGCGATTGACTCAAAATGTGTTAGCGAAAATCGTGAACCGAATGAAGAAGAATTGGAATTCCAGAATGAAGTCATGAATACTGTCACTGAGTACAGGGCAGTTATAGCTACAATGGAACGCCGGGAACGAATTGCAGGTGAGCTTGAGCAACCGACAACACCACAGACGCAGGCGAAAGACGAAAAAAGGTCTCCGATTACAGCCAGGGATAAGGATAAGTTTAATTCTCTTGGTGAGCAGTTAGCCGCTGTTATGCGAGCGGGTATTCCCGGCGGGTCTGTTGATCCAAGATTGCACAATATCCACAACGCAGCCACGGGATTGGGAGAAACGGTACCTTCTGATGGTGGATTTCTGCTTCAGCCTGATTTTTCCACTACCATGCTTCAGGATGTTTTTGAAACCGGCATCCTTGCATCAAGGTGTGACCGAGTACCTATTTCTGGAAAGGCAAATTCGATTACGATTAACGGCATTGACGAAACATCACGGGCTACAACCAGATACGGCGGAATTGTATCGTACTGGCTTGATGAGGCGGGCACTAAGGTCGCAAGTAAGCCTAAGTTCCGTCAAATTGAACTGAAGCTCAAGAAAATGATAGGTTTGTGCTACAGCACAGATGAGCTTCTTGATGATGCCGCAGCTTTGCAGGGAATTATCAGTGACGGTTTCAGGAGTGAGTTTGGTTTCAGAATCGACGACGCTATTATCAACGGGACTGGTGCCGGAATGCCGTTAGGTCTTCTCAATGGTGGATCTTTGGTATCAGTAGGTGCAGAAACCGGACAGCCTGCTGCCACTATTGTCGCTGAGAATGTCATTAAGATGTATTCGCGTCTTTTTGCATCGAGTCGCCCAAATGCAGTATGGCTTATCAATCAAAATGTAGAGCCGCAACTCTTTACAATGAGCCTTTCCGTGGGTACGGGTGGAATCCCGATATACATGCCTGCCGGTGGTCTCAGCGCACAGCCACATGGAACCTTATTTGGACTTCCTGTCCTTCCGATCGAACAGTGCCCCACCCTTGGAACTGTTGGAGATATTGTTTTAGCCGATCTGAAAAACGGGTATATTTTGGCTGAAAAAGGCGGAATTAAAACTGATGTAAGTATCCATGTCGAATTTCTCACGGACCAGTCGGTATTTCGTTTTGTAATTCGTATCGATGGACAACCTGTTAGAGCGACGGAGCTCACTCCATATAAAGGCGGGGCAAGTTACACTCAGTCGCATTTTATCGCGCTGGCAACCCGTTCATAAACCATTTAACTGCCGGGGGTAACTCTCCGGCATAAAAAAGGAGGACGAAATTATGTTTTTAGCAGAAGCAAAAAAATTCGTGCCGCTTTATAATTACTATGATTTGAGCACTGATGATACCACCATGCCGAGTGATAGTATCAACATGAAAGGTTATCACCATGCAACCATTTATATCCAGTATCATACCATTGGAACCGCTTCTCCGCTTTTGTATGCGTATAGTGGCGCTACTGATGCAGCCCAAACCTCGGCCTTGACGTTCTGGTATGCTTTTGGTGGTGCGGCAGCGGCAGCGGCTAATTGTGATGTTTTGGCAGCATGGGCCACAAGTGCGGCACTCACTGTCACACACGGGACTTATGATGACTATATGCTGATCCTGGAAATCCCGGCAACGGTGATGGATCTTGCGAATAACGAAAATTGGTTGACGCTGAATCATACTGACCCAACCACGGGTTGTACGGGTAATGTGACGGCTGGAGCAATTCTGCATCCGAGATACCAGAACAACGTGTCAGTGACGGCATTAACCTAATATAACCGGGCGGCCTGAAATATGGCCGCCTATCGTAAGGAGGTAAAATGGAAGACCAAAAATATAATGCCTCAACACGGTTGAAGATCGTTGATATTGCCCTGGGCATTCGGGTTGATAGGGCGGCGGCGGCTCATGCAGCCGCAGTGACGCCTTATTTCACGATATCGGGAGGCCCGGTGCTGCTCACTGGATTGTTAGGGACCGTTGGAACTGCATGTGTAGCAGCGACCAACATTCATTGGGAAACATTGCCCACAACCGGGGCAGTAGCGCCATTGTGTGCTTTGATAGACCTTGACACCTTGGTCACTGGCACTCATTTGACAATCACAGGTGTCGGAAGCGCTGCCATGCAATCTAACGCGACCGCGACGGGCCTGGCAATGCTGGCAACGAAGGTTGTTCTTTCCATCGGTGCGCTAAATGCAGAGATAAGTGCCGCCAATGGTACGTCGAGTTGGTCATTGTGGTATGTACCCTTGGCTGTTGGTGCTACCGTTGTGGCTGCATAAAAAGGAGGTTTAAAATGCCAGTTTATGATTTTGAAAACAAACAAAGATCCGCTGATATGCATCTCGGCTTTCGGGTTGATCGGGCGGCTGCTGCACATGCCGCTGCGGTAACGGCCTATTTTACAATAGCCGGAGGCCCGGTATTATTAACCGCATTGGTGGGGACCGTAACCGTGGAAGCGGTTGGAATAACAAATTTTCATTGGGAGACATTACCCACCGCTGGGGCCGTCTCTCCGGTTTGCGCTCTATTAGACGTTGACCCGGCCATTGTTGGCTCATTGCTGACTGTTACAGGTGTTGGCAACGTAGCTATGACCTATAACGCATCTGCAACGGGCTTGGCAATGATGACGACAAATGTTGTCCTTCCTATTGGCGCTCTCAACGCTGAAATAAGCGCCGCCAGCGGGTCAACGAGTTGGTCATTGTTTTATCTTCCACTGACCGAGGCAGCGTATGTTGTAGCAGCATAAGGAGGTGTGCCATGTCAGTAGAATTAGTCTCAACCATTCAACGATGGATCGGTCTATCAACCGATACAAAGCCCGCATCCCCTGACCGTGTAGGTTCAACCTTTTACGAACTGAACACCGGCCAGGGTTGGATTTGGGACGGATCGAATTGGGTTGAGGATATTCGATTAATTTATGCGCTAACAGTAGCGCCATAGCAGGAGGTATATTATTATGAAAGCAGAAGGAAGAGTCGGAGAAATTTCTGCGGCGTCTGGAAGCGTAAACCCCTTAGTTACTGATGATATTGGATCGTTGCTTATAGCGCAAGCGGCCGGGGAATATGCAACGGCTGTCAAAAAAGGTAATGTGTATTCTGGTGCAAACCAGACCGGGTGTGTATGGACAGTCGGATTAGCAACAACAAATACCGGCTTAGCACTAACCAACCCCGTGGGTTCTGGGAAAAACCTTGTTATCCTTAAAGCTGGATTTACTGAGAGAGTGGCTCCTGGGGGCATTCAGGATGTTTGGCTTGCCGGTGGATCAAGCGCGACCGCCGTAACACACTCCGTTGCTGGCACACCGCGAAATATGTTGGTAGGTCAAGCAGAAGCCAATGTCGGGTTAATAGATACCGGGGCGACTTTACCTGCTGCTCCAGTTTATCTTATGCCCCTTATTGGTGGAAAAACATCGGCGGCACTTTCGGTAGCAAGCTCCATTGCCATCGTTGATGTCGGCGGATTAATTGTAATGACCCCAGGGTCTTTTCTCATTATCGCTACGTTTACAATTGGTGCGGCGGTTGGTCAAATGGGATGTATTATCTGGGAAGAAGTATCAGAATAAGCGGAGGATAGAAAAATGCAAGCAGAAGGAAGATCTGGAGCAATTACCGCCGCGTCTGGAAGTATAAATCCCTTGGCCACTGATGGAATGGGATCGTTACTTATTGCACAGTCGGCTGGAAAGTATGCAACGGCGGTCTTGAAGGGCAACGTCTATTCGGCGGCAAACCAGGCCGCGACTGATTGGACAGACGAATTGGCCGCCATTCATACCGGTCTTGGCTTAACTAACCCCACAGGTTCAGGGAAGTTATTAGTTGTCCTTGCGGCTGGATTAAGTCAGAGAGTTGCATCGGGTGGAGCCGTTATTCAGGATGTTTGGCTTGCCGGTGGATCAAGCGCGACCGCCGTAACACATACAACCCCCGGAGTTCCCAGGAATATGAAGGTGGGCGCGGCAAGTGGTGGCGTTGGGTTGGCTGATGTTTCCTGCACATTTCCGGCAGACTTAGAGGCTTACCTTATGCCTCTTATCGGAAGCCACACGGCGGCGGTCCTCCCGACATCGGGAACCGTATGCGTGGTTGATGTTGGCGGGGCAATTATTGTGAAGCCTGGAGGGTATATAGCCATTGTCATATTTGAAGGTGGTGCGGGTGCTGATAAGATGGGCTGTATTGTTTGGGAAGAAATAGACGAATAGCCTTTACTTTTTAACGGAGTGGCTACTGAACGCACCCCGTCCAAGAGGCTCATCTTATGATGATTGACGGAAATACAGATCCAAATCTCAAGGGTATGCTGGCTAAAACGGGGGATGGTTCTTATCAAGTTCCGTGTCTTGATTCCTCAACGCACTGTCTTGGCATAACAACAC